CGTGCGCCTAATCAGGTGTTCAGTCCGGTAATCAGTCTGCCTGAACTAGAATCTCTAGTCAGCAACTGGAGTTTCTTTGAAACTAATATCCATAGCAAATCATACAGTCACATTATTCGCAATGTCTATGGTGTGCCAAAAGAAGAATTCAACAAGATCCATGACACTAAAGAAATCGTAGAGATGGCGGCTAATATTGGTCGCTACTATGAAGATCTACATCAACTTAATTGCCGTAAAGAATTGGGTGAAGAAATTTCTGCATACGATCACAAGCGAGCGATTTGGCTAGCATTACACGCCAGCTATGCGCTGGAAGCATTCCGTTTCATGGTTTCATTTGCCACCTCACTGGCCATGGTAGAGAACAAGATTTACATTGGCAATGGTAACATTATCAGCTTGATCCTACAAGATGAATTATTGCATGCAGAATGGACTGCTTGGATTATCAACAATGTTTACAAAGACGATGCAGACTTTGTACAGTTATCAAGCGAGTGTGCCGACGAAGTATACGCCATGTATATGGAAGTTATTGCAGAAGAAAAAGACTGGGCAGACTATTTGTTTAAATTAGGCCCAGTCATTGGTCTTAACGCCAACATTCTAAAAGACTTTGTTGACTACACAGCATTTACACGTTTGAAAGATATTGGTATCAAGTACGCAGGTGAGCATCCTAAGTCTAGTCCTATTCCGTGGTTTAACAAACATGTTAATATCAATAAGAAACAAACTGCCCTCCAAGAGAATGAAAGCACAAACTACGTCATTGGGGTGATGAGCGACAACGTCAGGCACGACGAACTTCCAGAACTATAAGGAAAATAATATGAAAGCTGTTGTATGGTCAAAGTATCACTGCCCCTATTGCGATCAGGCCAAAGCCCTGTTGACGCAAAAGGGTATAGAATTTGAAGAAAAGAAAGTTGGTGATGGATATAGTAAAGAAGAATTATTAGAAGCTGTACCAAATGCTCGCACAGTTCCACAGATATTTTTAGATGGTGAACTAATTGGGGGCTTTACTGAATTAAAGGCTCATTTAAATGGATGAAACATTTGACAAATTAAAAGAAGCATTGGCAGGGATATCACCTGCTGATTTTAAATGGAAAGAAGAATACCCTGGGTATGATATTGGTTTATCCGAATCTACAGACAGCATTGCAGATACTATAGATATTTCTACTATCGGCTCGTTGACCACTGCACAGATACCTTCCTTTACTATGAGTAGTTCTCCGTATGCAAATGTAACTGTTAGCTCGGCTGGATCTGCTGGATCATATTTGTACAGTAACGGTTCTAGCAGTAGTTGGGCTAATGTAACCCTTGGGTCTCTTGGGGCAACAGGGCCTTCGTCCTCGTTACAGGTCAAAGGTGATGCCGAGTTTGAAGGCAAAGTTAAAATCAACGGTCAAGATCTTGCAGAGTTTATGGACACGATATCTAAACGTTTGTCCATACTTGTACCGGATCCTGAAAAGTTAGAACACTTTGCCGCATTGAAGAAAGCCTACGAGCATTACAAAACACTAGAAGCACTGTGCCAAGTGCCAAAGAAGGATGGAGAATAATTCAGCCAAGGGTCGTACCAGTTACGACTCAACTGGCACAGGAGTAATGATTCCTTTTTTTAATAGGAACGTTAGCGAATATCCTACAGAAGCAGGCAGTGTAAAGTTTGAGCTAGTCCCTGTTACCAAACAGAAGGATTTGATGATTAATCATGCTAGGATGTATGCCCAGCAAGAGTATGATCGTATTATGGAATTGGTTTCTGTACTGGAAAAACAGGCACAGCAGATCAAACGCAGATTAGAAGTTACTGATGCTGTCCACGGGGCAGTTTATCAGTTTCGGGTAGTCATGGGCAAGATATATTGGTTAGTATGGGATACTCGAAAGAAGCACACTATACTAACCAGCCATGGACCAAATGACTGGTCAAGTAGTGCTCCAGATGACTACGAATATATAGCACAGGTAAAATATATGGGAGACCATACCTGGTTAGAGATAGATGAAAAAGGAAATTTATGTTAATCGAAAAACCAATCACTAACGGCGATGTCGTTAGTCTTAAAATTGTAAACGGTGATGAGTTGATCGCTCGTTACGAAAGCGAAACTGCTGATGAAATTAAAATCAACAGACCACTGGCCCTATCGGCGGGCCCGCAAGGATTAGGTATGATGCCTTGGATTTTTCTGGGCGATAAAGAAACTATCAGTATTAAAAAATCACATGTGTTTGTCATGGTGCCCAGCAAAAAAGATGCATCTGATCAATACATGCAGGGAACCACTGGTATTGCACTGCGTTAAATACAGCATATAGGAGAATATTATGCCAAGTATAGTAACCATGACCGGCCCTGGTACGGCCACAGTAACAGACGATGCGGCCATAGCCATTACCACAGTATTAACACCTGCGGTTGTAACCGGGTTCACTGCTATTATTGCCCAAATTGGAAATGCTGAAGTTCCGGGCACTGTATTGGCTGAACTAGGGCAAATCAGCTATAATCTTTCTCGTATTGCAGACAGCGACAAGGCCATTGCCAAGGCCCTTAGTGATCTTAATGTGGCTATCGGTACTATATCATCAGCCGCATCTGAAAGCAATGCTATTCAATCAATGGCAGTGGCCAATCAGATTAAGACCAGTAACTTCCAAATTCAGGCTACTAAAGATGCACTAAAACGTGCTGACCTCCCTGAGCCGGTTGTACCCGAGATTAAAGAACAGATAAAAACCGCAGTCACTGACGGTATACAATTTGGATCTATTGCGGCCGCCAATGGTGCAATTAATGCGGCCATTAAATCCACAGTTCAAGGTACTGCCACTTGGATTGCAGGAACCAGTGCATATCAGACAATTGAGGGATACCTCAAACAGGCCAAAGACAGTGTATTGTCCATTGAGGTACCAAGTCCTGCATCGATATTAAGCAGAGCCAAGTCCGCTATTCCAGATCAAGCAGGACCTTTATAATCGTATGGCCTACGGACAGAAACAACTTTTTGTAGCATTTCCTCAACCAGGCACGACTAATACTCCTGCTGGTGCTTCTATCGGCCGCAGTGGCAAGTTTGGCGGCACTACTTGGATACCCCCATTCGCCCCAGTTACTGCCACTGTTGTTGATACCGCATCTGTGGGTATTGGTGCATTTGCGGCCGTGCTAGAAGCAAATATAGCGGCTTTAGCTCTGCAGATCGGCAACGGTGTAATACCCGGAACCTTATCAGGAGAGTTGGCACAAATCAGTTATAACCTATCTAGGATAGCTGATACAAAAAAATCTGTGGCCAAAGCCCTCAGTGATCTTAATGTTGCGCTAGGTACTGTTGCCGTGGCTAAAAGTGAAGGGAATGCTGTTGCTTCTATGGTCACTGCCAACAAAATTTCTACTGATAATTTTTACAAGGCGGCCTCAGGGGACACCCCCGAACTTCCGCCAATTAAAGATATGATCAAAGAAGCATTAAAAGATTCCGGTCAACTGTCTAGTGCGGCCAGTATTGCAGGATTTGCCAACTCCGCTATAAAACAAACAGTTCAAGGTACTGCCACTTGGATATCAGGAACCAGTGCATATCAGACCGTTGAAGGTTACCTCAAACAGGCCAAGGACAGTGTATTGTCCATTGAGATACCAAGTCCTGCGTCAATATTAAGTAAAACCAAAGCCGCTACTATTAGCCAAATAGGACCTCAATAATCATGGCTGACGACTACGGTGTTGCACGAGTTGACCGAGACAAAGCAGGCTCTCCTATTATAGAAGGAGCTCATACAGTCTTTACTGAAAATTCTAAAACATCCACTAGGAATGTGAGTGTTACCGCCGGACCAAAAAATGTAGGTGATATTATAGTCAGTTCTGAGACACAGGTCTATGCAGAAAATCAAAAGGTAACTATAGTAGGATCAACAACGGCTAGAGGTTATGCAGTGGCTCAAGCCAGCCCTACAGTGCTGGCAGGCAAGAATGGAGCCGCAGTCAAAGAATTTGTTCAGAACGACGATATTCATGATGGTACTCCTGCAGGTGCTGAAAGATCAAAAGAGCATCTTTACAGCATGTATACTAAAGAGTTGATTCAATATCAGAATGGAGATATTATAGTTTATGCTCCCTTAGATCCTATAGAATTAAATCCTCGGCCACAATTACAACTTAAACCTGCGGTAACTGCAACTAATACAACTAATGTGGTTGCACCTGACGAACCTTCGGAACGTGTATTGGTAATTATGTTCCGAGGTAAAGACCCCACAGTTACCAGTGCAGGTGTTGACTATACTGCAGATCTTATCAACAAGCTAACAGGGTACAAGGCACTGGTTTATAATGCAGGGGAAACTACCAATGCCCACGCACAAATTAGATCAACCGATAAGGTAATTCTTTATGGATTTAGTCTCGGCGGTGAAAGTGTAAGAAACTTTGCAACCCTGTACCCGAGACAAAAAATTGAGTTGGCCATGATATTGGACACCTATCCGGGTCCAATCAATTGGTTGTCCAATCTTAAAAATCTTGCTCCTAATGTGGCCAGAGGCATTAATTGGTATAATCCAAATTGGGATTACCTCAAAGATAAATTAAAAAATGTAGAATCCACTGATATTGTTAAACACATAAAGGATCCTTCTACCCCTACCACTGCTGGTCATATTGCATTTCCTAGAAAACATGCCGAAGAAGTGTTGGCTGAAACAAAAACAATCAAACCTAATACTGCTCCTAGGAAACAGGATAAAGTAGTAGAAGGTGATGCTTTTGGCACACCCGAACCAAATAAACAAGGTGCAATTACTACTGCATTCCCAGGCATTATAAGAAACGATTATAATCTCGGCACACAAATTAGTAAAAGACTCACATTACGTGATATGTTAGAAAGTTTTAGAGGCGTTCCTATTACCTACAAAGCAGGTCTTGCGGCTAGAAATGGATTTACCGCCGGCGAAGTAGTAAACAATCTAAGCCTTTACGCACAAAATATTCTTGAGCCACTATATACCAAATATCCCGGAATGTTTATAACCAGCTGTCTTAGAGAGGCACGTCACGACAAATATGATTCTGTAATTGTTAGTCAACACAATGTAGGGCAAGCGTGTGATATACAGTTTAACGACACTAACAATGCATCTGGTAGCACAATGCTAGAACGAGTAAATTGGATGAAAGCCAATCTTCCGTTTGATCAGCTACTTTTAGAAACTACATCTAAAAATCAATCATTTTGGATACACCTGAGTTTTACCGGTGCCAATGTTTCTAGGGGTACTGGCCTAAATACTGCCAAAGGAAACCGAGAGTATTCAGATAAAGCCAAATTTGGCACACTAATAGATCATAAATGGGTTGGTTATTCTAAGTTTTTTGATCCGCATAAAAAATAATTGACAGTTGAGCCTGCTCGTGCTACAATAAGCTATGAGTGAAATAATCTTCTACATCAAAAAAGGCAGGCGCTATGTCCCACATAGCACATACTCTAGCGAGTTCTGCGATAGCTTTCCCAAAGGCACACATCTGGTGCAAAGTTATCCAGGAGGTCAAAGTCGTAAGTTTAATATTAACCCTGCGTATGCTCCTATGATTGCGGCTGGCCGAGTAGCAGAAGATGTGATCAGTAAGAGGATTATGGAAGCCACTGAGATTCGACGTAACTCACGCAATAAAGAAACACCGTTGACTCCTGGACAAAAGAAAGCATGGGATAAATTGGTAAAAGAATTTGGGCCCGATGCTCGGCAACTCGAGTGGCCTAGCGCCCGCGAGTGCGCAGAAGAAGCAGTTAAGGCCATGACTGCCGAAGCTGAAAAGTTATTGGAAAATGAAGCAGTTCGTAAAGCCTATGAGCATTTTTTATTACTATGTGAACTAACGAAAGACCACAATGAGCAAAGCAAAACATAAACCCTATCAATGGATTGACGGTGAGACAGCAGATCGCATCACCAGTCTTAATCTAAAAGACTATCGTGCTTATTTGAAAAAAGAATTAAAGCAGTGGAAGAAGAATCCCAAGACTGATTCAAACCCGGACGGATACTGGCTACACCCTGAGGATGTAGCAGGTAACATTCAAACTATTGCGGCCCTGGATTTGATCATAAGTCATTTTCCAGAGACATCAGATGAGATTAAATAATATATCTGGCAGGGGTAAACAGGCATAGCCAGTTGTTGCAGTGAGAGACTCAACGTCTAATCGGAGGACCCACACGCCCTGCGGAGTCCGATACTTATTTTGGAGAACAGTATGAAAAAAATTATTCTAGCATTATCATTACTAGCAGTCCTTGGAACTGCCAATGC